TAGTGATTTGCAGGACTCTGAAATAGGGGGTCTGAATGATCCGCCTAACGATCCGCCTGCTGATGACAAGACCGTTTTAGAAGAGCCAAAACCAAACCAGGTGCCGGAAGAAACATGGGAGCGAAAGTACCATGTACTACAAGGCAAATTTGACGCTGAAGTGCCAAGACTGCACCAGCAAATGCGTGAGATGCAAACGCAGATGCAACAGTTGATAACGGAAAAAGCCGTTCTCGAGGCAACAAAAGCAGCAGAACCTGCGCCAGTTAACTCTTCGATCACTGAACAAGACAAAGAAGCATTTGGCCCCGACCTGATCGATTTGATCGAGCGAGCAACTGAAGCGAAGGTATCAACACTACGCGCTAAAGAAGCAGACTTGGTAAATGAGATCAAGGAGCTCAAAGGCAAGTTAGGTGATGTATCCGAACGTCAAGTGGTATCCGATAAGGATCGCTTCTTGGCAGGACTAGGACAACAGGTTCCCGACTGGGAAGCATTGAATGTTAATCAAGGCTTCTTGGAATGGCTCAACCAGGTTGACCCAGTTTACGGATTGCCCCGCCAGACTGCGCTAAACAACGCTTACGAGAATTTGGATGTCACTCGCGTGGCAAACATCTTCAANGCNTACAAAGCGNTGCTANCGCAAGCCCCACAGCAATCCAAGGCGAACCAAGAGCTCCAGCGTCAAGTTGCGCCGACCCGCACTCGATCAGCGACGGCCCCGACTGATTCTGTAAACCAGAAGATCTTCACTCAACAGGAGATCGCAACGTTTTACGATGAATGGCGTCGAGGTCACTACGATGAAGAGGAGGCGGCACGTATGGAAAAAGATATTCACGCCGCGATTACCGAAGGCCGTATTCGATAAAACGAATTAACCAGGGGTAGTAGCGGTTCAATCAAGTAACTTTGAAAGGATTTAAAAATGCCAACAATTACCCCTGGCGCAGTGCAGTACCCTATCAATGCTGGTGGCTTCAATGCCCCCAATGGCGCAACCGCATACAGCGGCACAGCCTATAGCGGTACTTTCATCCCAACCCTCTGGTCTGGCAAGCTGGCCCAGAAGTTCTATGCCGCAACCGTTTTCGGCGAGATCGCTAACACCGACTGGCAAGGCGACATCACCGGCATGGGTGACACCGTAATCATCAACACGATCCCAACGATCAGCATCAATGATTATGAAATCGGTCAGAACCTCGCATACGAAGTTCCAGCCCCAAGCACCATCTCGTTGACTATCGACCAAGGTAAATACTTCGGCGTGAACGTGAACAACGTTCTCGAGTTGCAAGCTAAGCCCAAGTTGATGGACGTATTCACCAATGATGCGGCCATGCAGATGAAGATCGCTATCGATCAAGACGTTTTGGGTGGCACATTCGACGGTGGCGACGCAACTAACAAGGGTGCAACCGCTGGTGCAATCTCCGCTTCGTTCGACCTCGGTACAGACTTGGCCCCGATCACTTTGACTGCAGCAAACATCTTGCAAAAGATCACCGCTCTCTCAAGCTGCTTGGACGAGAACAACGTACCTGAGACCGACCGCTGGCTGATCATCACCCCAGTTGAGCGTCAGATCCTCATGCAGTCCAACTTGGCTCAAGCTCAGTTCATGGGCGACCAGTCCAGCGTTTTGCGTAACGGCAAGATTGGCCAGATCGACCGCTTCACTGTGTATGTCTCGAACCTCCTGCCAAAAGCAGCTGCAGGCAAGAGCTACACCGGTACGAACGTAACGAACGCCCTCAAGCGTCACGCGATCATGGCTGGTCATAAGTCTGCAATCACCTTTGCATCTCAGATCGCCAAGGTTGAGAGCCTCCAGAATCCTAACGACTTCGGTACATTGATTCGCGGTTTGAACGTGTACGGCTACAAAGTTGTTCAAGGTAAGGGCTTGGCTCTGTTGCAAGCAGCAGGCTAATCGGCGGGGTGGGGTCACTCCCACCCTCCTTCACCTTTAGGAGAAAGATATGACAGCAGCAGAACTAGTTAATTTGGGTGTATCGGCTGTATTGGCTGAGTACCTCGCAGCACAATTCGCAGCATTGAATGCTCGCGTAACTGCTTTAGAAGCAGCACCGTAAGTCGTAACAACGAGGGGCGTTGGCCCCTCCCAAATATATAGGCTATGGGAACAGTAACCGCTAAACAAATTATTGACGATGCAGTTGTCCAGCTTACAGACCTGAGTGCTGTCCGTTGGACGAGAGCCGAGCTCCTGTCGTGGGTCAACGATGCACAGCGGACAATTGTTCTTAACGCTCCCAACTCCACCAACAAGGTGGATGTCATGCAACTGGTTCCTGGTACTCGCCAGAACATCCCTGCCGATGGCTGGACACTTATCGAGCTAATTCGCTACATGGGGACTGATGGCACCAAACCAGGCCGTGCGATTCGTCTTGCCTCACGCGAGATGATCGACTCTTACAACCCTGACTGGCACAACGACGCTAAAACGCTTGTGCCCAAGCACTACATCTTCGACCAGCAGGATCAGACGGTGTTTTACGTCTACCCGCCTAGCAACGGTAATGGATACGTTCAGCTGAACTACTCGCCTGTCCCAAGCAAGCTGACGGATGAGGACGAAGTGATAGGTATCAACGATATATACCAGACCGCGATTTTGGATTATGTGCTTTACCGCGCCTGCAGCAAAGACGCTGAGTACGCTCCCGGCCTTCAGTTAGCGGCTGGCTACCTGTCTACTTTCATGAGCGCGATGCAGACCAAGCAATCGTCTGAAACTGCAAATAGCCCGAACCAACAGTTCGGCCCCCGTAACCCATCTGTTCCAGGCGCTGAGTCATGAGTCAATCCTACGGATACACCGTCCCCTATGAGCAGTTCCTATCCCAGGTTACTCAGTACGTCCCGGATGTGTCGGAATTCGTCGCTATCGACGCGATCAGGAACGCATGTATCGAATTTTGTACCAAGTCGCTCTACTGGCAGTACAACGTGCCAGCGATCTCGGTCGTCGCCAACAAAGCCAACTACGAACTGCAAACGCCTGCGGATACCAAAGTCATCCAGCTCATCGTGTCTTACTTTGACGAGAATCTTTTGATCCCCCAGAGTCCTGACCGCCTGGCTGACATCTACCGCATGGGTAACTGGCAGACCGTCACTGGCACGCCGCAGTACATCACGCAGATCATCAAACCCGAAGTCGTTGTCGTTCCAATTCCCTACGAGGACACTCCTGACATCCTGCGAATTCGTGTGGCACTTGCCCCGACGCGGGACTCCCAGGAAATCGACTCGGAGATCTTTGAGAACTGGGCGGAAACCATCGCCATGGGTGCCAGGGCACGTTTGTACGCTCAGCCCAAGCAGCCGTATTACGACAAACAAGCCGCAGTGGATGCTACCAAGCTCTTCCGCTACGACATCAACCGCGCACGAATTGCCATCAACAAGGGACTGGTACGCACATCTTCACAAGTTGAATTCCAAAGGTTCGTATGAGCACAATAAAGATCGTCCAGAACGATACCCTTCCAGAGGTCACGCTGACCCTGACTGATAAGCAAACGGGCGATCCGCTTGACCTTTCTGCGTCTACGACCAGCGTATTGGTGAAGTTCCGCCAGTCCGGTACGACCACTCCAGTTACGGAGCTCCCCTGCTCCAAAGTCGATCCAGCCAACGGCGTAGTCCGGTTTGGCTTCCCTGCCCCAGCGCTCGATGTCCCTGCTGGCAACTACCAGGGCGAGATCGTAATTAACTTCAACGGCCAGATCCTGACCGTGTTTGACTTGCTTAATTTCTCGCTTCGCGCTGACTTTTAATGGGAATCCAGGTTGATCCGTCCAAAGCTGTAATTGCTTCGGTTGCCTATGTTGAGCCCGAGTTTGACGCTCGCTGGCTGGAAGTTCAAGTATTAGCAGCCTGCAGCTTCCCAGACGTACTGGCTGTTGATGTCGTTACCCCCACGGATTTGTTCCGGCATAGCTTTACCAAGAGCCTGCGTGATCAAACCGCAGGCTTCGCAGAGACCACAACCAGACAGTTTGAGAAGTCGTCGGCTGATGAAGTGGTTATGTTTGACGACACCGATATTGATTATTGGATCGAAAAGAACCTAGCCGACCTACAAAGCCTGGCCGATGCCCAAGCGATTGCCACAAACAAGCCATTTTTAGATAGCGTTACACCGGCTGACCTGGCTGCGCTGAGCTCGACAAAGGCTGTAGCTGATTCGATTGGCGCTCCGACTGATTCGGTAGCTAACGTCATATTCAAGGCGCTGGCTGATTCGTTCAGTTTGGCTGACGCTGCCCAAGCGTTCAAGATATACATTCGAGAGTTTGAAGAAACGCTAAGCACACCGGATCAGCCCTCGCTCGAACCACAGCAGCCAAAAACCGAGGTAGCAACAGCCTCTGATAGCAGTTTGTTAGGGGTAGGCAAGAATTTGTCGGAGGGGCTAAACCTCATCGACGATATGGATGGTGACATTGAGTATGCATTTATCAAAGTCATCGGAGAACTGTTAGTATCAACTGATGCACAAGCAATTGATTTCATAACAATAAAAGCTGATAATATGCTAACAGATAGTAGCGGGGTTGTTGTGATGCAAGACTATTCCGACATCACATATTTCCTCACAGATTATGTCGGGACATCCCGCACGTTCACTTAAAAGGAGCTGTAATGAACGCACAAGAACTAATTAAGGCCTCTGGCTCCTTGCGAGTCGTAGTTACAGGCGCAGACGGTAAAGTAAAAGATGAACGCGAGTTCAAGAACCTGGTTGTGACCGTAGGTAAGAACTATGTTGCATCCCGCATGGTTGGAACTTCAGCAAATGTAATGAGCCACATGGCGATTGGCTCGAGCTCGACTCCTGCCGCTGCTGGTGATACAGCTCTCGGCGCTGAACTTGGTCGTGTTGCTCTGGCTGGAAGCTCTGCTTCTGCCAACGTTGTGACTTACACAGCCACGTTCCCAGCCGGTACAGGTACGGGTGCAGTTGTAGAAGCCGGTATTTTGAACGCCGCTTCTGTAGGCACTTTGCTTTGCCGCACTGTATTTGCAGTAGTTAATAAGGGCGCAGACGACGCAATGAGCGTTACCTGGACAGTCACTATTTCCTAAAAATAATTAAGTGAAAGGGTAGACCTTGGCTACCATCGTAACCCGTGCAGGCAAAGGCTCTCCGCTAACCAACGCAGAGGTCGATGCCAACTTTGTAAACCTCAACAACGACAAGTTGGAAGTGGCTACGGCTGCTTCTACCTATGCTCCGTTGACGGGTACGGGTGCGTCTGGAACTTGGAACATCTCCATTACTGGCAATGCAGCAACCGCTACAAATGGTGTTGTAACCACAGGCAGCTATGCAAACCCAACCTGGATCACTTCGCTCGCCGAGACCAAGGTTCTACCTTCACAAACCGGCAACAGCGGTAAGTTTCTAACCACCAATGGTTCTTCGACTTCCTGGGGTACGGTTGATTTAACTCCATATCTGACGACTGCAACAGCAGCCGCGACTTACGCCCCCCTCGGCGGCGCAGGCACATCAGGCACTTGGGGTATCAGCATTACAGGTACAGCTGCCAATGTCACTGGCACAGTAGCTATAGCAAACGGTGGAACAGGAGCAACTTCTGCCGCAGCAGCCCTCACAGCCCTTGGTGCGTACCCAGCGTCCAACCCAAGCGGCTATACGACCAACACAGGCACGGTTATAAGCGTAAGCGGTACTGGTACTGCAAGCGGTTTAAGCCTTAGCGGAACGGTTACTACAAGTGGAAACATTACTTTAAGCGGAACCGTAAACGCTCTTGCTGCAGGCACTTATAGCATCTCAATTACCGGCAACGCTGGTAACACATCCTCAGTAAGCAATGCAACTGCCGGAACCTACACCTGGACGGGTGGACAAAACTTTATATCGAATAACAACACTGATTTTGCGGGGCAGGCAAGTCAATTTGCGTTGTACGGCGGAACAGTAAATGCGGCTGTTCTATCAATGCACCGGCCTGGCGCTTATGGGCTAAACATGGGTTTGGACTCTGACAACGTATTCCGTATTGGTGGTTGGTCTGCATCTTCCAACAGACTGCAGATGGATATGTCTGGCAACTTAACTATGGCCGGTAACGTCACTGCTAACTCGGACGAGAAGCTCAAAAAGAACTGGCGTCCAGTCGTTGAGGGGTTTGTCTCCAAGCTGGCGAACATCAAGTCAGGTATCTACGACCGTGTAGATCAAGAACTAACACAAGCCGGGGTATCCGCGCAGTCTTTACAAACTCTTTTGCCTGAAGTGATAGGTGCAGACAACGAAGGGACTTTGCATGTTGCTTACGGTAACGCCGCCCTGGTTGCTGCAGTTGAGCTTGCGAAAACTATTGAGGAGCTTCGATTAGAGATAGCTCAGATAAAACAAAAGGTAGGTGTTTAAATGCCAGCACGTTTTAAAAATAATGCCTCGGCAACAATAGCCGCTAGTATCACCGAATCAGACACTACGATTGTTCTGACCACCGGCTTTGGTGCTTACTTCCCAACGCTTACTGCAGGTTTCTATTTTTACGCAACGCTGTTTGATGCAGCGAACAATTCTGAGATCGTGAGAGTCACTGCGCGCTCCGGTGACACCCTCACCGTAGTCCGCGCCCAGGATGGGACGACTGCAAAAGCATTTACCGCTGGCGATGGATTTGCCCTACGGGTAGTCAATGCCAACCTAGAAAACTTCGTACAGCTTGACGGCGCTCAGACAATCAGTGGTGCAAAAACTTTCTCCGGTGCTAACACTTTTACTGCCAACAACATTTTTAGCGGGCCCGCCGTAACAATAAACGGAACGTCTGGCGCGTATACCGGGCAGTTGTTTATTGGCGCTGCTCAACGCCACCTACGCAATGTAACGGCAACTAATGCATGGGAGATGGTTAACTCTACCAATAGCGCCGTTCTCTTTACGTTTGACAACACCGGCAACCTGACAGCCGCAGGCGATGTAACGTCTAACTCAGACGAGCGCTTGAAGTCGGATATTCAAACCATTACAAACGCACTGGCAACTACCAAACAGCTTCGTGGTACAGCCTATGTCAAAGATGGCAGGGCCAGCCTCGGTTTGATTGCCCAGGAAGTACAACGCATCCTGCCGCAGCTAGTACATGAAGGTGCAGACGGCTACTTGTCGGTGTCCTACGGAAATATCGTGGCTGTATTAATCGAAGCGGTCAAGGAGCTATCTGCCCGCGTTGAAGAACTTGAGAAGGAGTAAAGAAGATGCCATTTTTTAACGGAGCGGCTCGAGCCGACATCCCTAGCGGAACACTCATGTTGTTCCAGCAAACTGCCGCCCCAACGGGATGGGTAAAAGAAACCACGCACAACGATAAAGCGCTACGCATCGTCAGTGGCACAGTTGGCAGCGGCGGTTCGGCTGGTTTTGCATCGGCGCTTGGCGCACCTGGGTTAAGCCTCTCTCCGACCCTTGGAGCAACGACCCTTACCGCGGCACAGATGCCAAGCCACACGCATAGTTATACTGCCACTAACAACAGCAATCATTCCGTAGACCAAGCAAACGCTTACAGCAATGGTGTAGCGAATCTCGGCGCATTTGGAGATAACACTGGTGGCGCAGGAAGCAGCTCGTCGCACACACATAGTTTCTCTATCTCAGGATCTGCTTCGATCAACGTGGCATATGTTGATTGCATTATTGCGAGCAAGAGCTAATGAAACTTGAAGCAAAACCAAACTGCCCCCTTGACGGCTTCAAACCTTGCCGGGAGTTAAAGTGCGCCTGGTTTATAAAAGTGGCTGGCACAAACCCAAATACCGGCAAAGATGTTGAAGATTGGGGCTGTGCTATGGCGTGGATGCCTGTTTTGATGATTGAGAACAGCCAACAACAACGTAGTACCGGTGCGGCAGTCGAGTCTTTCCGCAACGAGATGGTCAAGGCCAACGAAGTCGGTCAACGAGTTTTACTTGCAGCGGCGGGAGTCCCTCAAGCTGCCCAACAAATGATTTTGGAGAACAACTGATATGAGACTAACAATTATTCCTAGCGACGGTCTTGTTAACAAAGACAACTATTCGTTCAGCGGCTTGAACCTTTCCGCTTGTGCAATCCCGGCCAACATCCACGCTTTGCAGTGGTATGACACCGAAGGTGAAGTCGAGTTTATCGATAACCCTGATCGTACAAAACCAGCCAACGAAATTGTTCAAGAGTTGCCAGTGTGGGCTAGTGCATGCGTTGAAGTGTGGAATACGGCAAAAGCTGAAGAAGAAGCCCGCATCGCAGCTGAAATAGCAGCACAAAAAGCAGCTGAAGAGGAAGCTGCGATGATCCCAACGACACAGGTATAAAACAGTATGAGCCACCCTCGAGTGAAACTAGGCTGCGTCGCTAATCTATTTAGCCGCATGATGCATTTCAGTAAAGCTGGCGATTTAGAAAAGGGGCATACCCACCCGTTCGACCACCTGACTTTGTTGGCCGCTGGCTCGCTTAAAGTGACAGTCGATGGTGCTGAAACCGTGTTTAAAGCGCCTCACATGATTTATATCCACAAAGACAAAAGGCATGAGTTGGTTGCCCTCGAGGACAACACGGTTGCTTACTGCATCCATGCCCTACGGGACGGAAACGGGGTTGACGACATCCTTGACCCAGCCATGATCCCCGACGGTGTTGATCCCAGGTCTATCGCAAAACCGGTGGCGTGCGGATGAGCTTGTTTATTGAAAAGAACCTGCGGACTCCCGTCGTTGATATGGCAATTGAATATCGACCGAGATTTACACCTAATGGGCCAGGCAGGGCGTTTTACAGCTTTTCTAAGGGTATGGCGCCACCCTGCGTTCAGGAAATAAAGAGCATAGTCGAGGAGTTCTACGGCGTGCAAGATGCCCCGCAAGAGCCGATATTTAAAGACTTCATCGGCTTTATCACTGAGGGTGGCGCCGTTCACGAACACTCTGACCCAAACGTAGGCGATCTGGTGCACACCAGATTCAACGTTCTACTTTCAAAACCAGAGTCGGGTGGCGAGCCAGTTATTAGCGGCAAGATTATCCAAGTCGAAGAAGGTGGTACTTGGCGTTGTAACGCAGGACTAGAGAAGCACAGCTGTACGAAAGTTGTAGGAGCCAAGCCGAGAATCGTCCTCTCGTTCGGCTACTTGCTTAAATAATAATTGGAGTTAGAAGATGGCCGAGAAATTACCCCTAACAGACGAGCAGCTCGAGGAGCTGGTTGAGCGCGTCACCGAGAAGGTGATTCAGAATGTTTACATTTCTGTCGGCGAATCTATTGTTAAGAAGTTCTTCTGGGTAGTCGGCCTGGGCGCTCTGTCGCTAGTCACATATTTTGCAGGATCAGGCCACATAAAGATTGGCGGTTAACATGTTCCCACTCGGAGCAGTCTTTGAACTAGGTAACAAACTGATTGATCGGTTCCTACCTGATCCTGAGCAGAAGGCTGCCGCCCAATTCAAACTGCTCGAGATGCAGCAAAACGGCGACTTGGCGAAGATGGCCAACGACACCGAGATTACCAAAGCCTACCTAGGCGATGTGGCATCTGCACGGGATCGTGAAGCAAAAGTAGCGACATCCGAACATGCTCCGTACCTAAATAAAGTCATTGTCCCCATCTTGGCGATTGGTGTCCTTGCCTTGACCTTTGGGCTGTTTGCTTTTGTTCTATTCGATAAGGGCGACATCGATCCTACCCGCAAAGACATCCTGATCTATGTGTTAGGCGTTTTATCGGCCATCGCAACCCAAATTGTTTCTTATTACTTCGGGAGTTCCAAGGGCAGTAACGACAAGAACGACGCAATAGATAAGGTACTAGAACGAAGATGAAGCTAACACCGAATTTTTCCCTTTCAGAACTTACCGCATCGGCTACGGCCTCAAGAAAAGGCTGGGACAACACGCCAAACGAGCAGGAGTTAGCTAATTTAACCCGGCTGGCAGCACTACTTGAAGCGGTTCGTGAAGTACTTAAAAAGCCAGTAATTATCAACTCCGGCTTTCGCTCCAAACTAGTTAACGACGCAGTAGGCAGCCGGGAAACATCCCAGCATCGGTTAGGGTGTGCAGCGGACTTTCGAGTACCCGGCATGAACCCACGGGAAGTCTGTAAGCTCATTATCGCCAGCGGCATGCCGTACGACCAGCTGATTCAAGAGTTTTTTGAAGAAGGCAAACCTGGCGGCTGGACACACATATCTGTGCCTAACACTCCTGATGGCAAGTTCCGCAGGAGCACCTTAATCATTGATTCTAAAGGGACACGGATGTTTTCGTGAGTTAAAATAACGCATGCCCTATATCAAACTTGAAGATTTCTCTGGAATAGTTCCCCGCACTGGCCCGACACAGCTCGATGCTAACCAGGCGCAGATTGCTAACAACGTAAAGTTGCAATCCAAAGAACTTCGGTCATGGGCACTGCCGACACTTGTATACACACCCGCTAACCCTAGCCCCCAGACAATTTATCGTATCGATTCTGCAAGCGGCGATAAGTACTGGATGGAGTTCAATAGCGAGGTCGATGTAGTTCCAGGCCCAGTTGCCGATATTAACGAGTTCCGTTACTACTACACAGGTGACGGCGCTCCAAAAAAGACCAATTCTGCTCTTGCCACGACTAACGGCACTGGTGCTAAACCATACCCAAATTCCTGGCTGTATATGGGCGTTCCTGCTCCAACAACCGCTCCGACACTAACGCCCTCGAGCACAGCGGGTACAACTGAGACACGGGCGTATGTATATACAAATGTATCTACTTTTGGAACAATTAAAGAAGAGTCTGCCCCTAGCCCAGCTACCCTGGTTACTGTCACCAATACAGGCGCTTCGGTCACTGTAGCGGGCTTCTCTGCGGCTCCGACAACCGGGTACAACATCACCCATCGCCGTATCTATCGGACAATTACAGGCGCTTCTACGGTCACATACAGCTTCGTGGCTGAGATCTCTGTGGCAACCACTTCCTATATAGACAGCCTGACTGTTACCCAACTCGGCTCTGAGCTGCCGTCGCTCTTCTGGAACCCTCCACCTGACGATCTCAAAGGGCTGGTCGGTATGCCTAACGGCATCTTGGCGGCGTTCCGAGGCAACCAGGTGTGGTTCTCTGAGCCTTACTACCCGCACGCATGGCCTGAAGGCTACATGCTCACCACCGATGATCCCATCGTGGGACTAGGCGTTTTCCAGACCACCTTGGTGGTTTTAACGACCCGGTTCCCGGTCTTGATCTCAGGTGTATCGCCAACCTCCATGTCGCAGCAGAAGCTGCCAATCCCACAGCCTTGTGTGTCCAAGCGTTCTATTGCTTCTGACCAATACGGGGTGCTGTACGCCTCGCCTAACGGACTGGTATCTATCGGTTCTGGCAACCAGGATGTGATCACCGTACCCCTATACACGCGCGACGAATGGCAGACGCTTAACCCGAGCTCGATGATCGGGATGATCTACAACAACATGTATATGGGCTTTTACACGGCTGATGGCGGCTCCAAGTCTATCGTGATTTCCCGTGGCGACATCCCTCCTCTGGCCGTACTCGATTTCGATGCTAACTGCGTGTTCGTGGATCGCTCGACAGCAGACATCTACGCCATCAAAAAATCAGACAAAGCGCTATATCAGCTTGATTCTTCGGATGTGAACTTCACCACTTACGAGTGGTTATCTAAGAAGTTTGTCCTGCCTAATCCAACGAATTTTGCAGCGATGAAAGTCCAGGCTGACTACAGCTTTATGGACAGCATTGATGACTATATCGCCTTCGTTGATGCTCTCTTAGCGCAGAACCTGGCGCTTTTTACGGCACTTGGCGGGATTGTCGGCGGCTCGCTCAACGACGACGTAATAAACGCTTTGAGTTTAAACGGCAGCTACCTGCTGGATATCCCAGAACAGGCCAATTTCCGCACAATTACCGTCATCGTGTACGCAGACGGCCAGCAGATTTTTGAGACCGGTGTAACTAGCCAGGAGCCGATTCGTATGCCAGCCCAGCAAAAAGGGTATGTATACGAAGTTCGCATATCTGGTAACACGCCAGTTCGCTCGGTCATCATGGCAGGCTCAATTGGTGAGCTTCGTAACGTGACAACCTAATGGCTAAGAAACCCGGCATTCCTTCTGTTGCACTGCAGGATCAGCAGCTCAATACGGTCGTCAACGCCCTTAAGGAAAACATTGAAATCATCACCGGTGCCAGGATCGGGGTAGGTGAGATTCGAGCTTTAGGTACTACGGCGACCACGGCTGAGATTGTGGCTAAATTGAATGAAGTAATTAAGAGGCTGAACGTATCGGGGAATTGATTTACAGTTAGTAGATGTTGTGGTATACAGTTAGTTAATACTCAATGAAAACAGTTATTTACGGCCAAAACGATAGAGTTATACCTTGGGTCGGTTCTCGGATCGATGAAGATGACTTTGGCCAGGCTGAAAGCATTGGGCTGGAAGAGGATGGGGAGCTAATCGCTGGAGTGGTATTTAACTGGTACACCGGGCCTTCGATCAGTATGCATGTAGCGGCTGAGCCTGGTAGACGGTGGATGACCCGAGATTACCTATACAGAGTGTTTGCCTATCCGTTCCTGCAGGTTGGTTGTAGACGAGTAACTGGTTTAGTACGAGAAGATAATTTAGACGCACAACGGTTTGATGAGCATCTTGGGTTTAAACGAGAAGGCTTGATCCGCTGCGGTGCTAGTGATGGGAGCAACTTAATTTTGTACGGGATGCTCAGAAGTGAGTGCAAATATATTGAAGGTAAATTTTTACACTCTATACAGCCGCGTTAGAAAATACGGCATGACTATAGAGCAAGCGCTGGAGATTAAACGATGAGACTTGGTTACGACGACATGCTGCCTATCCGGGCGTTTTCGCCTCGCTTCGGTGTTCGTGGCCCATTTAGCCATGGGATGACACTCGAGGGCGGTGGCAAAGGCGGCGGTGGCTCTGCTCCTTCTGCTGATCCCAACATCGGTCTTGCCCAACAGAAAATGGCGCAGATCTCTGACGAGTACCTGCAGCAGTGGAAAACCGAAGTCTGGCCAGAAATGAAGGCACAGGCTCAGAAGCAGGAAGAAAGAGCTGATGAACAGTTTGAGCTCGACAAAATCACTCAACAGAAGCAAACCGCTATCGCTGACGAACAGTATCAGCGCTACAAGGATGTCTATCGTCCAATGCAGGACGACATTGTTCGCCAAGCAAACGAATACGACACTGAAGCAAACCGTGAGCGTATGGCTGCAGAAGCCATTGGTGACACTAAGAACGCTTTTGCCATTAAGCAGCAGGACGACGAACGCAAGATGCAGTCGTACGGTATCAATCCTACGTCTGGTCAATTCAGCGGGATGCGTAATGCCAACTCGGTAATGGAAGCGGCGACTGCCGCCTCTGCTGCAACCCGTACCCGTGAAGCTGCAAGACAGCTCGGCTGGGCAAAGAAAATGGATGCTATCGGTCTCGGTTCAGGCGTGTTTGGTAATCAAGCGACTTCTACTGGTCTAGCACTCAACGCTGGTAATCAGGCTTTGATGTCAGGACAAATTCCAATGCAAAACGCCAACATGATGGGCTCATCGATGGGCTCCGCCTACGGCGGTGCTAATGCAGGTTGGGGCCAAGTTGGTCAACTCGGCGTTCAGAAGTACAACGCTGATGTCAATGCATACGAAGCTCGCGTTAAGGCTGACACTACTGGATCAGCTGGTTTTGGAAACTTGGTTGGAACTCTAGGTGGTGCTGCAATTAGCAAGTACTCGGATCGCCGCATGAAGAAAGACATCCAACTCATAGGTCAGCTTGATAGTGGGCTAAACATCTATTCGTTTGAGTACCGTGATGAGTTCAAGGACATTGCTGGTGAAGGCAAGCAGATTGGTGTTATGGCTGATGAGGTTGAGCAATTGATTCCTCACGCAGTAACCGTAATGCCAAACGGATACAAAGCTGTTAATTACGGATTGGTGGGCTAATTATGGGAATGAACTGGGGAGCCTTTGCAGGCGCAGCAGCAACTTCAGCAATGAATACCTATGAGCGTCTGGGGGAAGAAGAACTCCGCAAGATGCAGCGCGAGAAGTTCAAAGCTGACTTACAAAAAGAAGCCGATGAGCGCCGCATAGCGCTTGAGACCTTCGGTAAGGTCGGTCAGGAAACTGAGTTCGGCCAGGCTATCGCTACTGAGGGCAAGACCAACAACGCTCAAGCAAAGATGCTTTCTGACCAGGGGCGCACCGGCGATCCTGAGATGGATCGTGCTATGGCTGAATCAGCCGCTGGTGCTTTGCGTGAGAACGCAGCCCGTCAAGGTGTTGAAAGTGCAAAAGCCCCGATGGGCGCTATCAAAGGTGCTGAGTACGGTGAGCAACAAGCCTACAAAGATTACGCCCGTCAGATGGCTGGTGTTGATTCCAAAGCTGGCCGTGCCGCTCGAGTAGAAGGTTTGGCTCTCAAGAAACAGGTTCGTGAATCGGACATCGATGACAAGTTTGATGCTGCTCGCAATAGCCTAAACGACGACCTCACAAGAATTAACACCCTCGCAGAATCGAAAGGTATGTCTGGTCTGGCTGCAGAAGCCAAAAAAGCCGGTCTGCCTGTTAAATACATTGAAGGCAAGAATGGCCTGGGAACCATCCAGGTTCTCGATGCCAAGGGCAAGCCGATTCAAACAATTACCAGTGTAGGCGATGCCGTTAATGCGCTTGAGAAGCAAGCGATGATGAAGTTCCAAGGCTCTGCTGTAAGCCTGCTGGGTTCTGCCGACAAGGTTCTGAGCTACATGAACCAGCGTGAAGAACTTGGATTCAAAGGCCGTGAAGTGGCTGTTAAAGAAGCCATCGCTCCGTCTGAGATCGCCAAGAACATGGGCGCTGCCAGCTACTACGGTACTGGTGGTAAAGGTAAAACCGAAAACTCACAAGACAAGATTAAGAACGTTGCGACAATCTTTGCCGCTGCTGAAGGCCGAGATGTTCCTAACGCTGACGACATGAAGAAGGCAGCTCAAGCAATTATCAAAGACCCTGAAGCAAAACCTGATGACGCTGGCTTGGCTGCTGCCGGAATCTTCCGCTATGGCGGCAAGCTCTATACGTTAGATCCAAGAACAGGCAAACCGAAAGAAGTAACTATGCCTGGTATGTCGGCTACAGATAAAGCACTCAGCGCCGGTGGCGGTGATCCGTTTGCAAGACCAGCTGCTAGTGCACCCGCACGACCAAATATTGATCCACGTAGAGCCTTGCCAGTAGACATTGACCCAATTGATAAAAGCATCGTAGCACCCTAATTTTTAGTAAAGACAATTTATGCCATCGTTTGAAGATATTCGTAGTAGGTATCCAGGCGCGAGAGATTTAACGGATGAGCAGATCATCGAGCGAACTGCCGAGATCACAAAGCTCCCGTTGTCTGTTGTTGCAGATGATTTTGGCTACACGCCCAGAACTCGGAACCCTGCTGCGTTTGCAAACGATACGGTTATTGGAACGCTTAACTCCGCAATTGGTGGGGCATCGGCTATCGGTGACTTCTTTGTTCCCGGCAACGTTGTTTCGCAGGACTTAAAAAAGTTTGTTGACGAGACCGGTAAGAATCAGAGTCTGCCCGTACGCCTTGAAAACGAGAAACTCAGCCAAGCGCTAAGCACTGACGACCTTGGCACCCAAGTCAGTGGTGTAAAAGACTATGTACTGCGTAACCCTATCCAAGCTGCTGGTCAAGCCATTGGCTCGTTTGCCATTCCGTTTGGCGCAATCAAAGGTTTTAGAGCCGGGGCTGAAGCTCTCGACCTGGGAGCCAAAGCCGTTACCCGCGCTGGTACTGCTGGTGGTGTAACCGCTGGTGCTGTACTGGGTGGTGGCGATGCCGCTGGCGATGCCTATGACATGGTTTACAACTCACCCAAGTTGGCGAATCTATCGCCCGAAGAACGGGATGAGATCGCTACTGCAGCCGCACGCAAAGCTCAAGTTGTACCGACATTGATAGGTGGCGCATCCGGTCTATTCGGTGCTGATAAAGCCCTGGCCGCTGGTGGTACACGCAGCATTCTCAAAACAGCAGGAGCCGAGTTCCTTTCCGAAGCAGTTGAAGAAGGCACGACCAAGCTCTCCGCTAACCTGGCCGCTGGTCAAGTTGACTCCGACATCAAACCGTTGACGGGGGTTGCAGGATCTGCGCTGCTGGGCGGAATACTGGGTGGTGGTACGGGTCTAGCCGTTGGTGCGATGACCAAAGAGCGCCCTGCCAATAGTTTCCTAGGCGGTGCAAATAACACTGATGGTTCTGTCGATGACACAGCGATCAATCGAGCCATTGATGGGAACAGCCAGCCACTACCAGTCGGCCCAATTCCTCGCTCTGCAGCCTACGGCCCAAATATCCCTGAACAAGCTGGCCCCCCTGCTCCTCAAGTCATTGCAGGTGATCAAGCACAGATCCAGGTTCAGCAAGATCAGCAACTGCAGCTCGATGCAGCAGCTAAACAAGAGGAGCAGCGTGCCGCTCGTTCCGAAGTGTTCCGTAAGTATGGCGGTGTCGAAACGACTATCCCGAATGGCACCAAACCCATGTGGCAGTACCTGGGCAAGAACTATTTCACCCTCGAGTCTTTGGGTAAGGCAGTTGACGCTCAGGTAGAGAAAGAATCTCAGAAACCGCCTCTGGTTCGTGAAGTTGAAAATGCACTAACACAGACATACGAAGCAGTTGGTGCCAAGCCATACACCCCTGGAAAGATGACCTCGTTCCTCACTCCATTTACGGAGCAGGCTGAATCGCTTGAGGAAGTTGCTGGCCGTATCGAAGCCGAGATTCTCAATTCCAAAGAAAATACCCCGCAATCTGACACGCTCAAAGCGCTCAGAAACATCATCTTGGGTAAACCAGTTGGTGAAGCGTTTGGTGATGCGAATCCTGCGCCTGCAGATGTAGCTACAAATAATGCCGAGCCTGTCCAGCAACTGCTGACGACTCCCCCTGCAAAAACAACCACCCCAGACGCTACTCAACCTAGCCAATGGACTGATGTAACTCAGCAGTATCTGGCCGAACAAGCGGCCCAACAACAAGGAGCCACAAATGAACCACAACAGCAATTGCAAGACCCTGCCGGGCTGGGAGATGTACCAGTCCAAGGACGAACAGATCAAGGAAGCGGAGCAGTCACTGGGGATGTACGAACCGAGCAAGTTCGACCCCTCGGGACAGGAAGCAACTCTCTACTCGCGGACACGCAGCAAGATGTCGAACTCGGAGCTGAAGGAACACGACCTGTTGTCAGTGAGAGTGGGATCAGTGCTGCCGATGCTCGTAATGAGCGGCAAGAAGCGCTCGCGCAAGTAAGACGAATCCTTGCTGAAGTTCTAGGCAGTGAGCGTGATGCCAGCATCATGATGGAGTTGCAAGACGACTCAGACTTTAAATCTCAAGAAGCAATTGCCGAGAAGTACGGTGTTTCTCAGGAAACGGTTAGCCGTAAAAAGACCTTGATGAACTCCGGCACGCTTGGCCCACGCTTCCTGCTGGCTGCTAAAAAGCTCGGAATCTCCAAAGCTGACATTGCCTACCTCATGGCAACCATTGAAGGCACTAAGCTCGACCAAGATCAGCAACCTGAAACTGAGCTGGTCAACGACGTTGAATCGTTTATCGACCAGGAGCAAACCGAAACTACTGCCTCAGACGATGAGAACGTTCGGACTTCTGACGACGCTGAACTTAGCAATTTAACTGAGGAAGAAGAGTTTGATCTTAATGAGATCAAAGACCCAACCAAAGGCGGTTACGGAATTATCAGAAGTGTCGCTGGAACCAAGCAAGCTGATGCCAGTGCAACCAATAAAACCGCACCAAAGTACAAGCGCTTTGGAACACAGTGGGACAAGTACAAGGACTTTGAGCTTCAGAATCTGATTGCTGACGACATCATTTCGGATGATGACCTTGAAAGTCTGGTTAAAGAAATTAACCGGCGTGAAGAAGTGCGCGTTGCGGCAAAAGCTCCTGCTGCTAAGAAAGACACCAAGGTAACAACCAAGAAAGCTGAACCCAAAGTAGAAGCAAAGGTTGAGACCAAAGTAGCTAAACCGGCTAAAGAGCAGGTGATAAAGCCTGGCCCTGAAGTTACTGCGGCGACACCGGCTGTTCAAAATGCTACTCAAAAAGAGAAGGCTGCGTTCGCCTGGGATCGAGGAGTCAAGGATTTCCCGCAAGCGCCAAAATTTGCCGAGTTAACTGCAGAACAGCAGCGCACTTGGGTCAGCTTTGGTGAGGACAACTGGACAAAAGAAGATGTAAAAACTGAATTGGCTAAGCTGGCCAAAGAAAGCGCTACTGGTAAAGCGCAGTTCAGCCGTAAAGAAAGCTCAGGCGAAACCTGGTCTCAAGACGGTCTGACCACTCTGCTCAAGCAGATGTTTGTTGCGAACAAAAACTTTGACAACCTCATCACCGTTGTATCGACCTATGACGAGCTTCCTGCGTATGTAAGGAATGCTGTTAAGAAGTCGTCCGCAATTCAAGCGTTTGTATACGGCAAGCGTGTGTACATGATCGCTGATCAGATTGAGGTCAGCCAAGAACTACCTGTATTCCTGCATGAAGTCGGAGTTCACCTTGGCATGGAAAACCTGCTGGGTACAGTGAACTACCGCAAGCTCGCTGGACAGGTGATGAATTGGTCAACAGAAAAAGGCAGCTCAGTTGAGCACGAAGTTGCCAAGGCTGCCAAGAAGCGTGTCGATGACGCGGTTGCAGAGGCCAAGAAGAATGGCGAAACACTGAGTTCAAACGAGCAGCTTGATGAGTTGCTGGCTTACTTCGTTGAAGAAGCGGTTGCTCGAGGTATTGATCCTACAGCGACAAAAGTAGCAAGCAGTCAGATTGGCCAGTGGTTCAGAACCTTGATGGCCGCTCTGAAGGTAGGGCTTCGTAAGATTGGCTTCGGTAAGTTCGATCAGCTGTCAGCTGGCAATATTGTTGACCTGGCGTTTGGTGCTGCAAAGCTCGAGATCAGTGGTGCGTACCACGGTACAGCTGCAGACTTTAGGAAGTTCAAGACCAAACTTATCGGTACAGGCGAAGGAGCTGTTGCGTACGGCTGGGGCTTGTACATGGCTGAGCGGTTTGGTATCGCCCTTGACTACATGCGTTCAGACGTAAAACGTAAAGCCGAGGGAGAAGGCTATAGCTACAAAGGCCGTAACAAAAAACATCTGCGTCGTGAAGAAATGAAGAACCTTGGCTTTAGCACTGAGAACAAGGTAGCTCTTGATGTTATTCGGCAGTACGAACGCCTAAGAGATGATTTTGGTGTGCCAGCGCCTATTGAAGATGTTATTAAATTTGAAATAGAGCAGAACCAAAAGCGCATCGACAACAACGAAGTTGGCACACGTAGCGGATTTATTCAGAAAACTATCGACGCACTAAAAGCGCTTGATCCAGCAGACTTTACTGATGCAGTCAAGAAGCCAGGCAACGTCATGCGCGTTCTGCCAATGGCAGACGAAGATTCGCTGATGGATCTTGATGTGATTCTTGAGAAACAACCTGAAGTCTTACGAAAAATCAAAGACGGATTCCCCGCACAATTGCTGGAAGATATTGATGAGGAGTCAAACCTCACCCTTGAGGACATGACTGGCCGCGACCTTCAGAACGTATTGACCGATCTTGAAGATCAGGGTGTTACAGATCTGTTCTTCCAATTGCCTGACGAGATCATCGACACGATCAAGCAAGGTCGTTTCATGTCCAAGCAGATTGTTTCAGAGTATCTGAAGCTAAAACTTGGTATTGAAGGCGTTAAGTACTTTGATGCAAGCAGTCGAAACATTGGCAATCAAGTTAGCGTTGCAAGACTTCCTGAAATCCAAGCAATTAAATTTACGGCTCTTGGTATACCGTTTACCCCTAGATATGCATCTATTCGCAGCAACGATGTCATTATCAAAGGCTCAGTCGGGGACTTAAAAAACGCGCAGGTAAGACTAAGTGATTATGTATCCAATGATGAGCTCATGGCAGTCATTGACCACATTAAAGACGAACAAGATCGTCAGACCAAGAATGTCGTGATGTTCAGTGACCGTGGTGTGAGCCGCGTTGCCACATTTGAAAGAGCCGCGATTGGTGGGAAAGTTCAGTACTCGCTGAACACTGCTCGTAAAGAAACTCAGACCCGCATCGACCGTATGCCCAAGGCATACCGTGGCACGATGCAGAAGATGTTTGACTTCCTGACGACCAAGAAGCTGACTGACCGCACCCTGGCTGCATTTGCCTTTACTCGGGATGTGACCGAGCGGGCGTTTTCGGCTGGCTTGAAATCGGCACGAACCTACCAGCGTCTATCGGATGCCCGTAAGCAGATCCTTGGTTCGTATGCGTCCAAGCTCGAGACAATTATTGAGGACTTCAACAAGCTCGATGCAACACTTGCTGGCACCGGCCCGAATAGCGTCAATCGCTTCCTGAAAGACTCCACCGTTGAAGGCAAGTGGGGCTTCCAACCTACCTGGCTACCCAAGCAAGTCACTGTTGACCCGGTTATGCAGGAGCGCTTTGAGGCATTGGAGAAGGCTTCGCCCAAGGCGGCTGAGATTATCAAGTCGGTGTTCAAGTACAACTACGACACCAACCAGGCCATGAAGAAGTCGATCCTGGAGTCAATCACTTCTGAGTTTGATGCGCTCATCGTTCAGGCCAAGAAAGATGGCGATGTGGTTGAAGAAGCCCGCCTTACAAAAGAGAAATCGAAAGACCTCTCCGAGTTCGCTACCCGTTTGGCCATTCGTAACGAGAAGCCTTACGCACCACTGAAGCGCTTTGGAAATATCGTGGTTGTCGGTAAGTCGCAAGCCTATATGGATGCTGAAGATGCCAACGACCAGGCCGAGATTCGCAAGCTGCAGACCAATGAGAACCACTATGTTGTCCGGTTTGCCGAAACCAATAGCGAAGCGCAGCAGATCTACCGTGACATGCAGGGCAAGTATGAGTACCTGACTGAGCCGTTTGATAGCGCTGATGCAGAGTCCAGCGTCTACGGTGGTAGTGATATAAACGGGCTGTTCTACCGTCTGCGTAATCTCGTAGAAAAAGACAGCCTTGATGATCCAGTCCAGCGCGGCATGACCCGCATGCTCAATTCGCTGCACTTGAAACTGCTATCCGAAGAAAGTGTTCGCAAATCTGAGAACCAGCGCAAGAACATCACGGGTGCTGATGACGACATGATGCGTGCCTTCGTATCCCAGGGTCGTGCGGCTGCTCACTTCGTTTCGTCGTTGACCAATTCGGCTGGTATCTATGAGTCGATGCGTGAGATGCGTAAAGAGCGTGATGCCCGCACCCCAGGTAAAGACGTTCGTTCGATCTACTACAACGAGATCATGAAGCGTCACGGCATGGAGTTGAACTATGACCCAACGCCAATTGTTGATGCAGCCTTGAACGTGACTTCGACCTGGATGCTGCTCACCAGCCCTGGCTACTTCTTCCAAAACGCCACACAGCCATTCCTGCTGTCGCTGCCTTACATGGGTTCCAACCCGAAGTTTGGCTACACCCGTACAGCCAATGAGCTGCTGAAAACCTACGGCGAAGTTAAGAAAGTGGTTGGCCTGGGCAAGAAAGGTCTGTCGGAAGGTGACTATAAAGATTTGCCTGAAGATGTTCGTGGGGCGATTGAAGAGCTCGTAAACCGTGGCTCAATCAATATCTCGCTGTCCGCTGAGTTAGGGCGTTTCCGCTCTGAAGTTGGCGCAGATGAGGATATTGCACAAAAGGGTGCTGCTTTGTACACCAAGGGCACCGACATGTTGCGGGGCTTCGCTGAGAACCTCGAATCGATTAACCGCTTGACTACGGCGATGACTGCATACCGTATGGCGCTTAGGTCGGGCATGAGTAATGAGGCATCGATAGATTATGCAGACAAAGTTATTTACAACACTCACGGTGACTACTCAGGTACTAACGCTCCACGCCTCATGCGTACCGGGGCTGGTCGTGTTGCTACTCAGTTCCGCAAGTTCCAGCTAATTCAGATTAGTTTGATGGCTCGTTTGTGGCATGAGTGGCGTAAAGGTGCGACTCCCGAAGAGCGGATCGTTGCCAAGCGGCAGTTGATGTTCACCCTCGGCCACACCTTTGCGGTGGGCGGAATCATGGGTATGCCTGGCTTTACAGCCTTGGCGTTCTTGTGGGGTGCGTTGTTTGGTGATGAGGATGAGCCTGATAACCCAGAACTGACACTGCGCCGTTTGATCGGTAACGACGACCTGGCTGATCTACTGGTTAAGGGTGTCCCAGCCTTCATGGGTGTGGATTTGTCGGGCAAGTTGGGTATGGGTCAGATGTTGTCGATCCTGCCTTACACCGATTTCAAACTGACCCGCGAATCGATGAACCAAGCGACTGTTGCCCTGATAGGTGGCCCGTTCCTTGGTGGCCTAGTTCCAAAAGCAGTCGATGGTGCGGCGTATATGGCTGCGGGCGAGTATTACAAAGGTCTCGAGAAGTTGCTGCCAAAAGGTTTGGGCGATGCCATGAAGGGTCTGCGGATCGCTAACGAAGGCTTGACCAACAAGCGTGGTGATTTGCAGTTGTCTGCCGATGAGATCACGTTCATGGATTCCTTCCTGGCTGGTTTGGGCTTGCCCACGACGACGCTTACCGACCGTCAATTCGCTGAGAGCACCAAGTTCCAGTTCGATGAGTTCTACAACGGCAAGACGACTGAAATCAAGAATGCGTACGCAAAAGCGTACCGGGCAGGTGATGCTCAAGGAATGGCGGAAGCACGCCAAAAATGGATGGACATTCAGCAGTCCAGGGTCAAGAACGGTTACAGCCGTCAGCCTCTATCGACGCTGATTAAAGCACCAGTGGAGCAAAGAAAACGTGAGATGAACAGTGCGGGTGGTGTTGGCTTTGACAGAGGCAATCGTCGCTTCGTACAAGAGATAACGAGGGATTAACGATGCCGCTACCAAAGACGCTACGAATCGTAGGAAAAACATATGCCGTAATTCAGATGCCGCTGGTTGATGAGTGTGGGTTATGCGAGGACATGAAGCAGGAGATCAAGGTCTCTACAAAACTCGCCCACGACCTCGAGCGCGACACGCTACTGCACGAAGCTATCCATGCAATCGATTACTGCATGCAGCTCAAGATGTCCGAGAAACAAGTCAACGGGATGGGCACTGCGATTTACGCTTTACTCATGGACAACCCCGAGCTGCTCAAGTACCTGACAGCGAAACCCAAGAAAGGAAATGAAAATGGCCAAAACCCCAGCCTGGACGAGGAAAGAAGGCAAAAACCCAAACGGCGGGCTCAACGCTAAAGGCCGTGCCAGCTACAACAAAGCTAACCCCGGAAAACCTGGGCTCAAGGCTCCACAACCTGAAGGCGGTGCGCGAAAAGACTCATTCTGTGCCCGAATGACCGGCATGAAAAAGAAGCTGACCAGCGAAAAGACAGCCAAAGACCCGAACAGTCGTATCAACAAATCGCTGAAGGCTTGGAACTGCTGATGACTATCAACATGATTCCGGGGTTTATGGTCGGGGTTGAGCTCGTGGAAGAAGAAGGAGCCCGCTTTGTAGTCATCGACCTAGGCTTGATCAGGGTCTTTATCGACTACTAACTTGGTCATAAAAAACCCCCCAACTGTTTAACAGCAGGGGGGTAAGATACCACAGGAGATACTAACATGGCAGTGTTAGCACTTAAATACTACATTAATTATTCACTGCCGTGTCGAGTTGCGTGACGGTCGCTGTGGTGTGTACTGTCAGATGACCATGAGTACCATGCATCGCCTGCAGTTTGTCATAGTCAATCACCACCACATTCATGTTGCCGGTAGAAAAGCGTGTACCACGGCCAAGTGTGAACTTCTCTTTCCACTCAACCAGCAACCCTGCCGACTTTGCATAGGTAAGCATCATCTTCGGATCAACCCGGAACTCGTCTGCCCACAGCCAAATATCTTTGCGTGAGATGAAGAGCTTGCCCGCCAGCTTGTTGTCCTTGGTGTTGCTATTGCCAGTGATGTAGCGCACCACGGGTGGTTTGCTGTTGTTGTAACGGACATCTTCCGGCCCCCTGGCATCGCGTGCATCTCGGTACTCGGCGGTGGTAAGCGTCCTGGGTGAGAAGTCGTTGATCATGCGGTTCAGTGCTTCTTCCGGTGTGATCGTATTCTTCTCGGCTACAACTTCAGCCAGCTCTGCCATCAACTCCAGCGTGAACTGGTACAACAAATCAAGATCAAACTTCGTAATGCCCAGCTTGTTGGTGATCTCTACGGAAGTCAGCGTACAGATGGCATGAGCACGGTAGAGGCGATACTTCGCATCAGGAATGTCTTTCTCAATCCGTTTGCCCCACTGCGCCATCAGAGTCAGCACATCGTCCAGGTTCTGCACCACGTACTTGATGAACTCCTCGCCCGCAGCTCCAGCGTTGAGCTCGACTTTCTTCATGCACGCAACTACTTCACCAGCAGCAATATCATGCATCGCATACTGGTCGATACGGATCTGAATCAAACGCACCGCTTCGGCTTGAGTATCGCCACGGCTTGCAAGAATCGAATGTAGATCGGTATTCGCAGTGGCCAGTGGACTCATCGCCCAGTTCATTGATGGAGCCATCCGAGTACCGGACTGTCCACGCGATACTGTCAAACGATCCTTCTCTTCACCGAGCGATATGGTGTATGCCAGTTGTGAGAACTCTTCAGGATCGATGTGCGTTACTTCATCAAACAGGAACGGGATGTTGTTGTACGTTCCCATCCGAGCATTACGAGCATTGAGTGTTGCACCCTTCTCCGATTTGATCGTCATCTTTCCCGCATCACCAAACGCATACAACCCTGCATGACATAGCGTGGTCTTACCTTTGGATGTCGCTGAACCAGTAATGGCCAGGAGCAAGCCCTTGTATAGCGAATCACCCAGCGGAGTCAGCACCGAGCCGAACACCGAACCAATCACGTACTGGCGATACTCGAGCCCTTTATGGTTGTACAGAAAATCGATTGCATCGGCGTAACCTTTGACTGTTCCACGGGGCGGCGGAAACGACGCTTCTTTGTCCTTTGCATAACCACCAGTTAGCACTTTGCGTACCGTACCGTCACGATGGTAAAGACGATCCCCAATCAGGAAGGAGTTGAAGTTATCTTTCCAACCAAAACTTGTCATCGTGTTGAGCTCTTCGGCTTCAGCTTTTAGCTTCTCCAAATACTCGCGTAAGTAGGCGGTCATGTGATTCGGTGCGTCCTTCGTCGTCAATGCAAATAGTTCATATTTTCCTAGCCCATCCATGAGCTTCTGCGGCGATGCAAGTAGGGATGTATCGAGTGCAAAGTCTCGAGTACGGTTGTCAGGCAAGTGCATGCGGATACCAATGCTGAACTCGCCATCTTCTTTACGGATACGGTGGATTGGGTAAAACAGGTTTGGCGAAAACGGAAACTCATGCCAAATATCGTCCTTGTCCTGCATGTACCGCACCATGCTCCCGCCATTGAACTTGTAGTTCTTTGGGAATTCGGGAATCTCCACGGCCATGGTTTGCCCATCGACCTTGGCTTCAACTACTAGATCTGTTTGCTGCTCAACCACTCGGCCTAACACCATCGGTGTTTTGATCTTGCCTTGGTGACTACAGCCCTCACAACCTTTTGGGTTGCACTTGGAAAAGAACTCACAAGTTGGGGGCGGCGTTGTCCAGGTGTCGAGTTTGGCCTGGGTGGATTCGTAGGTGTAATGCTCGTAGCCTGAACTCCATTCGTGAGCCAGTGCATCGCCTTCGGTACAGTGCTTGATGATTCCAATGACACCACGCCAGTGGTCGTACCCAACATCACCATGCATGTCACGCATCTCAGCCACTTGATTGCACTTAGCGGCGATTTCGACAGCAGAGCTTGGGATGTTATTGATGGGCGCTACGTGCGCCAGTAAATCGTCGTTGGCTTCAATTGCTTGCTTGTTAATCGGTTTTGGTACTGCAATGTCTTTAACCAATCGGCTGAGCACAGTGTTGAATGCTCGAGGATCAATCGGTTCAATGGTGCGTTTGCAGACTACTTCTTTGGGTTCACCTTTTTTGTGAAACGAACCAACTGGGCGCAAGATCGATGCAAAGTCTGCAGTTCTCGATGGATCTATTAACAAACCATGATGATCAAACAATGCCTTTAACGCAAACGCCATACGCTGCCAGGTTTCAGCAGGAATCGCCTTGGTCAATGGCCAGTACACATGGATACCGTTACCCGAGTCTATAAACATCGGGGTTGGGAATCCAGTCGCTGCACAGAAATCTCTTAACTTAACGAACGCTTCTTTCTTGTCGGCGTAGCCCTTGCCTTCCGCTGCCTTATCTTCACCGCAGTCGATGTCAGCCCAAAATGCTTTGGCTTTATCCCAGTTCTGCGAGATACGATACTTCTTCTTGGTTTCGCCTTTAACTTCGACTTCAACAAACGGTTCTTTGTATGAAGCACAAGCGTGGTAGATCGACCAATCAGGATGCGCCTTTTCTATCGCTGCTACGCCCGCAGCGAGCTTCTCCAAACTGTCGAATGCTTTGTGCGATGGTGCGTTGTAGCCTGGCTTAAATAAGGCCAGGTAATAGACCCCCTCTGCAGGCAGGGTCGCCTGAAAGAACTCGAGGGTGTTCATTTAACCCCCCGTAACTATGCGCTTTTGAGTTGCCTCAACTCCGATTTGAACGGTTTGATTGATATGACTGGACGAAACATCAGCCAGCTCTTTGGCTTGAATACCCGTTGATGCAGTGTCAATGATGACACGTCCAATCAGTTCAGACAGGCCGAGGATGATTTCGCCTCGATTAAAACCTTTGTCCGCTAAAATCCGACTGGCTTCGATGACGACTCCTGCCACCTTGCGTGGCTCAATTCTTACTGTAGACATTCTTATTCTCCTAATTATTCGGTGCCAGTCTCTCCTGGCCGTCACGCCGTTAGCAGATTACCCATGACGTTTAGGCTTAGATCCCGTGAAGGATTGGAGTGCATCAGGGGGCTGCAACACCCCCACCCATCTGCCATAGGTAGCCCTACTAGTCGTCAAAACTCAGGTCATCCAGGTTCAAGCCTGAAACATCTACTTCGGTTGCTGCTGCTTTCTTGGGTGCAGGCTTCTCGGCTGCGGCAACGGCAGACGCTACTTCGTCGTCAGTCACTTCCTTGGCCTTGGACACGGCAACCTTGCTGGTGGCTTGTGCTTTCTCAACAACCTTCTCGGCTTCAGGAGCCTCATCAGCGATAGCCTCAGCTGCAAAACCACCACCCAAGATGTTCTTGACTACATCGCTGTTAGCGACTTGCTGGACTTGAGCGTAGCCATCTTCCGACAAGAAACCAACGGGTTTGAAGGTCAGCTTGGGAGTAGGTGACTCGAGCTCGAAAGCGATCTTGGTAATCACGGCGTTGTACGACACACCACGCTTGGCGCAAGACTGGCCAAGTTCACCCAAGGCACGAATCGAAGCAGGCGGCACACGCAACAGCATTGGGTCGTTGATTTGACCAGGTGCAGCGATAGCGATACGAACGGAATCTTGACAGGCTTTACCCTTGCCACCGTTCTCACCAATCTTGCTACCCCACTGGTTGTGCGGACATACTGCACAGCTCTTGGCTTGCGGGTTCTTAACACCAGCGTCAGGCTTGTCGCCTTGATTGGAAGCGCAGTCAGGTTTAACTGCCTCACCACCTTCGCTGTAGCCCTTGGCGTAGTACACCT